TTCGCGTTCGTCGGCGTCCCGACCGACCTCACGCCTGCGCAATTCCAGACCCTCCTCCCGGCCCCGAAGGAGGTCGAAAACTTCGAGGAGTTCTGGAACACGAACCACAACTACATCTACGCGCTCGCCGGGGCGAGCGCCCTCTTCGACACCACCCCCGAAAACTACGAGGACTTCGAGGAAGAGTGGTCGTCGAACGAGGGCTACGTCTACACCCTCACGGGAACGGTCGGCGACTTCGACACCTCCCCGGAAGCCTTCGAGGACTTCGAGGAGGACTGGGACAGCAACCAAAGCTACGTGTATACGTTCAGCGGGACCGCTGCCGACTTCGACAGCGCTATCGAGGCCTACGAGGACTTCGAGGAGGAGTGGCTCCCCGACTGGCAGATGGTCACGATCTTGTAAGGAGGCACCGTGGGAAGCGCAAACTGGACAGAACTGACCGATGGTCTGAACGGCGCGAGCGTCGATCGCGGTGTCACGACCGGCATCGCGCGCCCCAACGGCGGCGGCTCGTTCGTCTTCGGCTTCAACAGCCTCGTGACCTCGCAAGGCGCGGTCGGCTTCTTCGCGAACCAAGTCGGGTTCGCGCCCACGGATCCCAACAAGGGGGGGAGCGTTCGAGGCGCGATCAAGCGCGGGGTCAGCGCTGGCCAGCTCAACTTCGCCCCGTTCTTTTTCCTTCTCCACCAGGGGGTGAGCGTCAACGACTCCTGCTACATGCTCGGGCTCCAAGACGATAACCCGTACCGGATCGCGCTCCGCAAGGGCTCGCTCGTCCAGGGCATCCCCTCCGCGAGTCCAGGGGCGAGCGGGATTCTCCGCCGCTCGACCGCGACCTTCAACCCGGACACGTACCATCACCTGCGCCTTGATGCGATCGTCAACCTGAACGGTGACGTGATCCTCAAGGTCTTCGAGAGCGACCTCGCGAACCCGGTCAGCACGCCCGTATGGGCACCCGTCGCGGGAATCGAGGACACCGCGCTCGTCTCAACGCACGGCGCGGGCACCGCGTTCGTCGACGACTCGCTCGGCATCAACTCTGGCTCGGCGCCATTCACGAGCGGGCGCATGGGCTTCGGCTTCTTCACGAAGGACATCTCGAGGCGCGGCTTCTTCGACCACATCGAAGTGATCAAGCAGAACTAGGAGGAGCGGCGTGGCGCTGGACGCATTCAACCGAGAGCTCGGCACACGCCAAGGGCGGATCAAGCCTGCGGGCGTGATTGCGCCTTCTGGCGACTGGGTTTGCGTCCTCGGCTTCGACGGCTTTCGCACCGAGGAGCTCGCGCCCGGCGACTTCGTGCAGATCGAGCAAGAGGCCACCTTCACGGCGGGCACGAAGCTCCTACGCGTTACGTGCATCGTGGCGCCACCGGCCACCATCCCGACCGGCTACAAGTGGATCTTGCAGCTTCTCGTCGATGACGTCGTCTACGCCGAGCACCGGCTTGTCGCGGGAGGCCGCACGCGCACGCGGTCTCTCGCCGCGAACGTGAGCAAGCTCGCAGGTGGCAATCACTTCGCCACGGTGCGCCTTTGGTTCGTGACCGATGACACGCAGGTCTACTCGGCCAACGCCAGCGCGGAGTGCGGGCCATGAGGTCGATCCGCGGCATCGGTACGGCCGAGGCCTTTGGCACCGGCACCTCCGAGCTTTCCAACCCCGAAGAGGAATACATGGAGCTTCCGATCACCGCCCTAGTGAAGAGTGCAGACACGACCTCGCCGGGCGAGGTCATCGGAGGGCGCGAGGTCGACGTCTCGCAGCTTCCCATCGGCACGAAGCACTTCTACCTCGTCGCCACGCTCCAGTCGGAAGTCGTCGCAGGCATCTCTTTCGTCGAGCTCTGGGACGTCACGCATGGCGTGATGGTCACGAGCGCGCAGCTCTCGAACACGGGCGCGGGGGACCAAACGCAGTTCGAGACCTTCGTGTCAGCGGAGCTAACGCAGGGGTCGTCGAATGGACACCTGCGGACCGACGCACCCGCCGAATACGAGCTTCGCCTGTACCGCAGCGGAGGAGGCCCCGGAGACCTCGTCGTCTGCTCCAACTGCCACCTTCGCGTGATCTGGGACTGAGAGGGAGCCATGTCTGGAACGTTGCACGGATCGATCGACCACAACATCACCGCGACCTCGGCCGGTTCGGCGCGCGACGTATTCGCCGCGATGGTGAACTACTTCGACTCGAAGTTCACGCGCATCGCGAGCCAGAAAGGATCATCGCCTGGCGGCACGGGCGCGCTCGGTGGCTACACCTCCGACACGAACCGAAGCGGCGATAATGCGTTCGGCGTGTGGCGTTGGGATCGAACAGACGGCAAGAAGCTCTACATCCTGCTTCAGTGGCAGTACAACTCCTCGATGGGTTCGTCGCCAGGCAACCCAGCCACGGCGAACCAAGTCAACTACGGTGTCGGGATGCAGTTCGCTATGCGTCTCGATGGCGGCAACCCGTGGAACGGCACGTCTGTCAACGACGGCACCGACACGAAGAACGGCACGGACGTCTGGGTCGATGGCGGCAGCACGCTCGTGGTCTGGCCGCGATCGAACGGCCCGGGCGGCAGCTCCACTAGCAAGTCTGGCCTCGGGTGTGTGAGCAATTACACGGGCGTCGGGCCTACACGCTTCAGCGTAATGAGCGACGACGACACGCTCTACTGGTTCTCAGATCAAGATGGCGGGAGCGTCAACACCTTCGGCTTCTTCGCGCCCTACACGGCGCGATCTGGCATCACGCCGGACCTGGGGTACGTGTGCATGTTCCAGAACCAAACCGCGCTCGACTACAACGCGTTGATCGGCAACACGGCCGGAAACGGCGCGTTCGAGGGCGGCGCAGTGATTGCCGCGGCTGATGGCGTGCGCGGCTTCAGGAAGTTCGGGTGGACGAACCTCGCTGCCGTCGCTTACCAGCCCAACACGCTCGCGTCGGGATCGCCCTACGACATCATGGAGGTGGCGCTTCGCATGGACGACACCACCTCTCCTGCGCGGCAAGGTCTCTTCGGCAAGCTGAACCCTGACGACATCGGCGTCACGTGGAACATGCCGAACTGGGAAACGAACGTTGGCAAGACCCGCGTCTGCGTCGGTGACACCACGCAGGCGACCTACAAGTGGGTCTTCCGCTGGGACGGCGCTACTGCTCCGTTGGCGACGGCGGCGCAGACGGGAGTGCAGTTCTGATGGCAGAGTCAGCCGCAACGGTCACGGGGCTCGGGGGCTTGGGCTCGGACTACTCGCGCCACTTCGAGCGCGTAGCGAACAAGCCCTTCGCGACCGCGCCGAACAAGGTCTACATGAACCGCGCGCGCGACTCAGGTGCGCCTGGGCCGAACGCGGTCTACGTCACGTGGGTTACCGTCAACGAGTTCGCGAGCGACTACCCCGGCTCGCCGCCCTACGGTGGGCCGCTCGTCGATCGCGTACACTGGCTGCTCACGGAAAACGGCTAAGCGATGCCCATTCTCGAGGTCCTGCTACCGGCTGCCTACGTCGACTCGGTCATCGAGGACACGGCGGCGTCTGTCGTTGGCAAGACCCCGACGCTGATCAACCGCGACCCCGAGCCCGCTGAGACCGGGGTTGCGAAGGCCACGAACATCCAGCTCGACATCGCGACAGTCGATGCGACCGGCTCGATCGACCTCGCGGCCACGCAGGTCTACGTCGACGGCGTGCTCGCTTTCAGTGCGGGCACCTTCCAGGCTGGATTCACCGGCCCTGCGAGCGCGTACTCCAACCCAGTCGCAGACGTTCTCCGCATCATCATCGACCCCACGATCTCGGCCTTCGCGAGCGAGGAGGTCATCGATGTGCGGGTGGTCTCGCAGGCGGTCGGCGATCCGAACGTCCTCGACGAGACCTACCAGTTCATCATCGAGGATTACGCGGCACCGAAGCTCCTCAGCGCGGTCGCGCAGGACCTCCAACGGGTCCGCCTCACTTTCGACGAGGACGTCGTAGAGATCGACACAACCTCGCTCGCGTCCGCCCTGCGCGCTGGCAACTACACGCTCGAGCGTCTCGGGGACTACCTCACGCCGCTCGTGTCCGCGTCGATCGTGAGCGCCGAGGCCGTTACGACGACGCAGGTGGACGTCTACACGGACATCCCGCTCACCCCTGGCGGCTACTACAAGATCACCGGGGCGAACCTCGAGGACACGGACGGAAACGCAATCCTCGCTCCCGACGACTTCGCCTACTTCTGGGGATGGCAACCGCCCGTTCCCGAGGGGCGCGACTTCGATCTCTACCGGAAGCTCCCGCTGATCAATCGGCAAGAGGACACCTCGCAGGACCTCTACCGCTTCATCGCCTGTCTTCAGGAGGTGACCGGACTCCTGCTCTACGACATCGACAAGTTCATCGAGATCTTGGACCCGGACACCGCGCCGGAGGACTGGCTCGACGCGATGCTGGCTGACCTTGGCAACCCGTTCGCCTTCGAGCTCGAGCTCGAGGACAAGCGACGCCTCGCGCAGATCCTCGTCGACATCTATCGGTCGAAGGGCACGCGCGTTGGCATCATCAACGTGATCCGCTTCTTCATGGGGCTCGAGGTCACCATCGACGAGTTCAATCTGAGCTCCGGCACGTGGATCCTCGGGGACAGCGAGCTCGGCTTCAACACCTACCTGGGGTCGTCGCTCTCGTCGATTCTCTACTCCTTCACCGTCACCTCGGTCGTGGCGCTCACGGACGCGCAGCGAAAGCAGCTCACGGAGATCGTGGAGTACATGAAGCCGGC